TGAACTTTTCCATGCCCGTCACCCTCAACGGCATCCCCGCCGCGGACATGGGCGACGCGCTGCTGCGCAGCATCGACAGCCGCGCTGCCGCCATTGAGGAACGGATTGCCCGCATGCTCGGCAACATCGTCGGAGATCAGAGGAGACTCGCCTATGGCAACTGAGTACATAACGCAACAAGGCGACTGCTGGGACGCCATCGCTCTCCGGCTGTGGGGCGACGAGCACCTCATGGACAGGCTCATCGCCGCCAACATCGAACACATGGATATGCTTGAGTTCCCCGCCGGGGTCCGGCTGAACATACCCGACGGCGTCAAAAAACCGGAAATCAACATGGAGCTTCCGCCGTGGATGTAAACAACGGGAAACAAGAGCAGGAGCACGCCCGGCGCGTGAGGCTCGCCGTCACCATCGGCGGCCATGACGCCACGGACGCGCTCGCCCCCTCGCTCCTGTCCGCAACCTACACCGACAACGCCGCGGGCAAGGCCGACGAAGTACGCCTCGATCTGCACGACCGGGACGGCAAGTGGCTCGGGGAATGGGCTCCCAAGAAAGGGACCGAGGTGTCCATGCGTATCCTGTGCACGGACTGGTTCGGCCCCGGTCAGGACGCCTCCCTGAACTGCGGCTCGTTCAAGGTCGATGAGGTGGAATATTCCGGCCCGCCGACCAAGGTCAGCATCAAGGCCGTGTCCGCCGCGCTCACGGACGGGCTGCGGGAAACGAAAAAAACGCAGGCATGGGAAGGCTATTCCCTGCAGGCCGTGGCCGGGGAAATCGCCCAGCGCAACGGGCTTGAGCTGCTCTACAACGCCGATGCCTTCCCGTTCAACCGGCAGGACCAGCGCGAGGAATCCGACCTGCCCTTCCTGCAGCGGCTGGCCTCCGCCCGGGGGGTGAACGTCAAGGTCCATGACGGCAGGCTCGTCTGCGAGGCCGCGAAACGCGGTGACGCCCGCGCAGCCGCCGTCGCCATCTCCAGAACCGGAGGGCAGTTTTCGCCGTCGCGGTGGTCGTTCAAGGAAAAATCGGAAGGGACGGCCTACAGCGGCTGCGACGTCCAGTACATGGACCCGGAATCAGGGGAAATGCACTCCTATTCCTTCGGCGAGCCCGGCGCTGACGGGCAACGGGAAAAAATAACGCTCATCAACCAGAAGGTCGAGTCGAAGGCCGAAGCGGAAACCTTCGCCCAAAGCGCCCTGCGGAACAAAAACGAAGCCGAAAACACCGGCTCGCTCGACATCATGGGGCACCCCGGCGTGGTGGCCGGGTGCACGCTGACGCTGGACGGTTTCGGGACATTCGACGGCAAGTATTTCGTCACCACGGCAACCCACAGAATCGAAGGCCAATACACGACCGGCGTGGAACTGCGCCGGACGCTGGACTATTGAGGGCAACATGAGCGGATTCGACTACGCGCAACAGGAACGGCGGATCGCGTCGCTGGAAAGCAACCGGGGCGCATCCCTGCGTTTCGGCACCGTGACCGGGGTGGATACGGCGACGGGGACGGCCCGCGTCCAGCTCCCGGACGGGGACGGCATGGTGACCATGCCCCTGCGCGTCCTTGGGCGACGCACGCTGAAGGACAAGGCGCAGGCCCTGCCCGACATCGGGGAACCCGTGGCCTGCCTGTTCTCCGGGCAAGGGCTGGAACAGGGCGTCATCCTCGGCGCGCATTACACGGCGAAGACGCCTTCCCCCAACCAAGAGGCGCAGGTCGACTACGTCCGCTACGAGGACGGCACGGAACTCTGGTACGACCGCAAGGGCCACAAGCTGACCGCCAAGGTCATGGGCGACGCGGACATCGAAACCGAAGGCGGCATCACGGCCACGGCCAAAAAAGCCATCGTCACCGAATCCAAGACCGGCATCACCCTGCGCGCCCCCCATATCCGGCTGGAAGGCAACCTCTCCCAGCAAGGCTACGCGGGCGGGGCGGCCTCAAGCATCCTGTGCGGCAACCAGACCATCTGCAACGGCTCCCTGTCCGTTCCGGGCGGGGACGTGAGCGCCGGGGACGTTTCCCTGCGCGGGCACCAGCACGAGGGCGTGGAGAGCGGCCCGGACACCAGCGGAAAGCCCGAGGGTGGAGGAAGTTCCGGCACAACCGACGATAACGGAAGCGGCTTCTGGGAACTCATGTTCGATATCGTGCAAAACAGTTTACCTGAGCCGCTTACCCCTATGGAAAAACTTCTACTCTGCCTACCGGAAATCGCAGAGGCCGAGGCGGAAGATTGTTGGACGGAAGATAATAAAAAAGGCTGGCTGTATCTGCGGGATATGTTCCATAAATGGTTCGGTGGTAGAGCGAATGATGATGCATATAAAAGCACAGAGCCGTTCTTAGTTGATATGAACTGGATACTTTCATATCAACGGGCCCAAACAGCTTACGACGCACTCATTATGAGCGATCAACTTTTCAGTCCCAAGGCGCTGGATACCCTAGCTCATGTTCTTCATAAAGATGGTTTGCTTACCAACATACCCACGTCTTTTGATTACACCATAACCCAGTGGGATAAATGGAAAGCTAGTTATTTTCAGCAAGTAACCGTTTATGGGTTTGCTGACCTTTCCTCTGACGGACTCATGGCCGCAATGGGCAATTTTACATTCCGCACCCTCGCAGCAGGAGATGTAAAACCCTTGCCGGAAGGCGGGCATAGGATAACTATACGTAAAGTAGCCATTATCGTATGGGACTCTTTTAATTTCGATGGTGAATACGATCTTAAGTATTGGAGCTGCAAAGAAAAGGCTTTTTCTGTAACAGGTGGCGATGCCACTAGTTCTTATTTTCATGTAACAAATGGTTCCTTTCAGGAGTTCCGCAAAAAATATGGACTGGGAGAAGATTTCCTTGTCCTTTCTCAACCAAAGATTGTTGATAACATCGGGATCATGATTTATGATACGCAACTATGACAGGAACAACACGTCTCCCATATCACTGGCGGCCCTTGGCCATCATTGCCTGTTGCTTGCTTGCCGCAAGCTACGTCATCCCAGCGGCAATAGAGAGCCCCAAAATGCTTTTGTACCCGTGGAAATGGCCTCTGCTACTCCAAACGTACGCAGAACTCTGGTTTTTCCACTGGGAAACGGCCATTGCTTGGCTTATCCTGCATGCGGGACTCGCGGCATGCGTAATAGGCTGGATACGGACGCGGGAAGCACGTTTCGTTTTTTTGTTGCCATGCTTCGCCTTTTTGTGTGGTCCCTTAGTGGCAATCGGGATACACGCGGTTCTGTACTCCCCCATCCCTGTATAATCTCACCCCCCAAAACAGTACTTCCCGGCGTAGACTGCCCCACCCCTCTTCCCATCCTCTCTTCTCAACCCTGCCTCTCCGATAGAGCTTCCTCCTCCCACGCCTTCCGCGCCGGGGGCCTCCGCTTGCATCCTGTATCCTTCCCGGAGGCTTTATGCGCGTAGGCACCCTCGGCAACGTCGTCTTTGAAGTGTCCGACACGCGGGTGTTCACCCCGTCGCAGGTCACCCGGGAACGCAAGGCCCGCATCGAGGAGCATCAGGTGCAGGGCGCGCTCCCCTGCGTCGAATTCATCGCCCCTGAGCTGGGGACCTTCTCCATTTCCATGACCCTCAGCGCCGCCCTCGGCGTCAATCCCATGCGGGAAGCAGACAGCCTCGGGGCCATGTGCAAGCGCGGCGAGGTCAACCGGCTCATCCTCGGGGGGCTCAACTGGGGCAAGGTCATCATCGAAAGCGTGACGCAGGACTGGCGCAACAGCGGCCCCGGCGGCGTCCACACCATCGGCCTGACGCTGGCCCTGAAGGAGTACCACTGATGCCCGTCGTCGACATGCGCGAGGCGGCCCCGCTCGTCATCGGGGCCACGGGGCTGGACGCCGTTGTCCAGAACATCCGGATGATCCTGACCACGTTCGCCTACTCCGTCCCGCTGGACCGGCGTTTCGCCTCGCACGGCGGCGCTATCGACGCCCCGGCCCCGGTGATGGCCGCGCTCCGGATCGCGGAACTGACGGACGCCATCGAAGAAAAGGAACCCCGCGCCGAGGTGGTGAGCATCCGGCTTTTGCGGGCCGAAACCCTCGACGGGCAACTCCGGCCCGTCGTGACCTTCAAGCTCAGGGAAGGGGTGACATTGTGAGCCTGCTTGACGACTTCACCGCCGTGGATTTTTCGGAACTGACGCCCTCCGGCATCGAGGAGATGGTCATCACCGCCTACGAGGAAGCCTCGGGCCAGACCGTCTATCCCGGCGACCCGGTGCGGCTGTTCCTCCAGTCCAACGCCTACATCATCAGCCTGCTGGCGGCCTTCATCAACGAAACCGGGAACCAGCAGTATCTGGCCCACGCCCGGGGGCCGCATCAGGACCTCATCGGCGCGCTGGTGGACACGGCCCGGCTGCCCGCCAGCCCGTCCCGCACCGTGCTGCGGTTCAGCACGGCGGAAACGCTGGGCTGGCCCGTGCTCATCCCGCAA